GTACCAACTGTCGCCAAGGCACCAACTGGATTGGCAGATTGTGGATTTAAACCACCAACAATCGTAACAGGATCACCATCATAACCTAATTCTGGATCATATCCATTGTAATACAAACCACGATTTATTGGATCAATTTTAATTTCAGATAGTGAACCAATTAATGTTGCACTAACTTGAATCTGTGTATTACCGGTAACGTGTGTTGTAACCGTTTCACCAGTACTGAACAACTTTGTAATATTTGAAATATACAATTCAACATATTCAATACCCAACTGTCGGTCAACCGATTTGATTGCTTTTTCAACAATCGCAGTTGCTTTAGATGTTTGGCCAATAATCTTTGTTTGTTCAATTTCTAAAATGTTTGGATCATTATCAGTTACACGCAAGGCCAATGGAAGAACCCACTTACCATCAGATGTTCGCAACACCTGTTCTTTTGGATAACTGATTGTTATTTCTTCATTGTACAGTACACGGAAAAGAAACTTAACCGATTCTGGTGTACCTTTTGAACGATAAAATTCACCAACAATCTTTAAGAATTTGGCTTTGTCGAGTAACAATTCTTGTGGAAAAAATGGTGCAATCTCTTTACGTATCTGTTCAATATAAACGTTGTCGGCTAAGTCAACATCTTTGGCATCATCCAATTTTTTGGATTCCAAAACAATGTTTCCATTCTTCTCCAACCACTCATAATATCTTTTAATAAATTTTGCAAAAAGTTGATGTTCTTCCCTAATAAATTCAGGAAGTTGACTTTCTACTATACTTGATAGAATTACGTCTGACATTATTTTATTGGTACTATGTTGATAACAATTGTAGTAGAATCATTAACATCAAACGTTAATAATTTATTCTTTTCTGAATGAATCACTGATTTCGAGGGACGAATATGTACAGACAGTTCAGAAAAATCATTGGCCACAGAAATTGGGTTAAAATTATTGATGTACACTTTACCTTGTGTGTAATCAATCTGACCCATCACACCATTATTGTTTTGGTAATTTAAGATTGCCTTAACACTTTGATTTGACGTTTCATCTGGTTTGAAATAAGCAATACGCAATTGACCATATCTATTTTCCAATACGGATGAAGCAGTTGCCAATGTACCGCCACCACCAGTAATTACAATAGCAGCAGTCGTATAACCAACACCTGGATTAGTTACTGTGATATAAGACAAACGACCATTGATGATTGTCGCTACTGCCTTGGCGCCTTGGCCGTCACCTAAAATGGTAATCGTTGGTGTTGATGAGTAATTAATACCTGGATTGGTAACAGTGATTGATTCAACACCAGTGTATGATGATGGAACTTCTTCAATGAAAGCCGACCTAACAATATTATTTTCGTCCAATACTGTGAAATTTGGACTCGTATAGAAGTTGTCATTTGTTGTACCACGTTGCAGTTCGACACCAAAATCTAAAATGTAATTTGAAGTTGTTAAGAGGTCTGGTCTAAACTTTTTGGCAATGAAAACTTCCAACTCGTTTGAAATAACAGAAATGTCACAGGAGTCAATTGCCGTTTTTAAAGCAGAAGACCTAAAGTAAGCATTAAAAGAATTTAAATTGCTTTCACAAAAATCTAAAATTGATGTTCTAACTTTAGTTTTTAAGGTGTTTAAATCCAATACAGTTTTTGTTGGATCATAATATACCGTTGAAATCATTTTTAAATAATTATAGTCAACGTCAACAATCTGTGGTGTAACAGTCAACACACTAATTGGTTTTAAAACATTCTGTAAGAAGAAATCTTTTTCGGTATCAGTTATCTCAAAACCATCTTTAGGTTTGGCTGATATGAAAACTTTACCATAAACTGGTGGGTCATTTTCTTCTCCACCCCAAACGTTTACAGCCTCAAACTGTGGATATTTCTGTTGAATTAATTTGATATAGTCGTTTTTGGTAACAGCACGATTCTGTGAAATGTATTGTAGTGGTGCAGCAAATCGAATCTCATCAACAGTTTCACGTGTTCGACCACCAGCAGCAACAGTAACGGTGTTGATTGTAAATCCGGTTAAATAATTAATTGCTGCAGAGCCAGTAAAGTTTGCAGCCTTATTTGCATCTTCACCATTGCTGATTAGATAACTTAATGTTAATACACCACCATCAGGAAGTTTTTTGCCAACAATGTTATCACCAAAGTAAATTTGATATTTGCCGTTTTGTCCTTCTTGTAGAAAATAGGTCTTAGAATCCGAAGTCAATGAAATTGAATCATCTACAGGATTATAAACCACAGTTTCCGTGTTCGAAGAACTTTGTTGCACAGTAACACGTAATGTTGATGTGTCTACTTTAGCATCAGGTATTTCATAAATTTGTTTAGGATTACTAATTTCGGAATGATTGTATGAATAAGAAAGTAACTTACCTTCAAAAATTTCAATATCATTGTACACAAAGTTTGTTCCAGTTTTCGAAACAGTGTAGTCTTGCAAAGTAATAAATGTGTAAATTTTACCTTCAACGGGACCACTGATAAATGTGTATCCACGTGGTATCGTCAAGTAATCTTCTTGAGAAGTTGAACCATTAATTGTTACATCAATCACAGCTTTAGCTGCTTTATTTGAACGTGGTGTATAACCAAGTTTCTTAGCATGAGACACAACCGAGTTTCTCAATAATGCGGTATCTAAGAAACCTTCATTTGCAACCATATTCAGGTAATACGCATTATAGTGCGTGTTGTATGCTAAAATATCCAAAAGAACACTTAAGCCAGCACCCTCAAAATCATAATCGGAGAACTCCGTTTGTTGTTTGAGGAATGTTTTTAGATTGGTCTTGATTGTATCAAAATCAAGTTCGGTTACTCTTAAACGATTTGCCATTTATCGTACTCGTTCTAGGAAAAAATTAATTGTTATGGGGTCTGTCATATTCATAATATAGAATTCCATACGAACACTGAAACCATTATTGTCAACATCAGGTATGATATCCAAAGTTTTAATCTGTGCTCTTGGCTCATAGTTCTCAACAACTTGTCTAATCTCTCTTTCCATCGATATTGCGGTAATCTTATCGAGGTTTTCAAAAAGCAAGCGTCTTACGTTAGAACCCAAATCAGGTTGAAACGGTCTTTCGTAATGATTAGTCATCATCAGATTCTTAATTGAATTGATAACTGCCATTTCGTCCTTATGTTTATTGATATCTTTCCGTACTGGATGTATCAAAAAGTTAAGGTCCAAATCTTTATATTGTCTGGATGAAGATGAAATTACTGTGGCCATATCTTATTTATCTATATTACCCAAGGTTATTTTTGTATTTGTCTGTACCAACCAGATTGTTTATCAAGTATTTTTGTGTATTACCAACTCGTCCAAGTTGGTTCATTTTGTTATAATCTTCTAAAATATTGATTGAATTCCTAAAAAAGTTCCAGTCATGCAATCTTCTAGTCGATAACAATGTATTCGCAGCAACAATATTGGCAGTTATTGTTGTAATAAGACCTGTGGATAAATTCGATATGTTACTTGAAACTGGTGTTTCTCCACCAGTTACTTCGGTACGAACACTATTTCTTACTGTAATAATGTCATTAATGATGTTGTTAGCATTTGCAGTAATCTCATCGGAAATAAACAAACTGGTAAAGTTACCCAACAAAGGAACTGTGTTTGACACACCATCTGTTGCACTGGTCAACATTAAAATTTGTTCACCAACACTAACTGATTTATCATAATCAGGAAAATGAGACACAACATTTGAAGTTTCCGAAACGTTAGCCTTTGCTTCACTTACACCAGAAATATTTGATGTGTGACTCAAATAGTTTTGTATTTCAACAATCAAATTCGTTAAATTTGCCTTCATTGCTGTACCAGAACCATTGTCAAAAGTATCGATGGTTTGAACAATTTGATTCATTGTATTAACATTATTACTCAATCTTGTGGTAACATTAATCATCGGATTCTTATAGTAATCCGTTAAAACAATACTACCATTGGCCAAATCATTCTTTTGCCATTCTTCCAACTTAATTGGTGCGGTGTTCAGAAAGTTTTTTGTGTTGTCGGAAAGATTAATGGAATCTCCGAACTTACCCGTATCAAAATTAAAATTCAATCTTTCATATACGCTTGCCATAATACCTCATTACATTAGTGCAAAGGGTGTACCGGTTGGTCCCTTTGGTGATGGATGTCTGTGTGTGTTAAATACCATTCGCATCATTTCCATCGTACCCCGAACATCTTTAACAATAACACCATTGATTAGTGGTGAGTTAACGGAAACGCCAGCATTGACAGTTGTTGTCACATTGACTTGTAGTGGCACAGCAATGTCCAATCCTGCGGCAACACCACCAAGTAGTGTTACAAATCCTAAAGGACCAGCTCTCATGCCTGTGCCAGCATTAACTTTGGTTTGAGATGTAATCATATCAGCACTTAATGCACCAGATACGACCAAGTCACCTTGTAAGTATAGATGGTCACCCGTTGCAAGTTTCATACGACCTGTAGCTGGATCACCACAACCAACTGTCATATCACCATTCGATATTATTGAGGATGTGTCAGCAACAGTTTGTGACAATTTACCACCAACTTCTAGGTAATAATCAC